AATAGTGGTGCTGGAACTCAAACAGCAGCCTTATATTTTGGAGGGAATTATCCTCCGGGTGCTCTTAATGAAGAATGGGATGGAACATCTTGGAGTGAAAAAGCAGATCTGAACTATGGAAGATATGGTCAAGGAGGATCTGGAACTTCAACCGCAGCCATATGTGTAGCGGGAGAAAGACCCGGTGCCGGTTATCGAGCTGAAACAGAAATATGGGACGGAACGTCTTGGAGTGAAAAAAATAATTTAAATACAGCAAGAGCGGTTCCTACAAATAATGGAACGACGACTGCTTCTCTTTGTTCGGCTGGACAACCTGAGCCTGGAGCCAATACAGAATTATGGGATGGAACATGTTGGACAGAAGTTAATAATCAAAATACCGGTCGTAAGAATATGCAACAATCAGGATTTGGCACTTCAACTTTGTGTATGGTTTATGGAGGAAATAAACCTGCAGCTTATGATACTTTAACAGAAACATGGGATGGAACATCTTGGTCTGAAGGTGCGGATCTAGCCCAAGCTCGTGCGGGTTGTTGTGGCGCTGGAACAACATCGAGTTCAGCTTTAGCAATTGCAGGATATCCAACCCCAGCGGTCGGAACTAGCGTAGAAATATGGTCAATAGGTAATGCTATTAAAACATTTACCTCTAGTTAATCCTTGCATTTAGTTTTAAAATAGCTATATTGGAGAAAGAATGAATAAAGAAAAACGTAATATTAAACAGCACGCTGACAAAGAAGTGAAGCACTTAATGACGTTGCTTGATAAATCTCAAGTTTCGGAATTTAAAAAAATGGTGCCTGAACTTCAGGATACGTGGGTGAAGAAACAAATGTTTCGAACCGAAACCGAAATGCGCTTCTCGGTTTTATCCGATAATAAATACGGAACAAAAGCCTCAAAGTATTGGCAATCGGTTAGAGAACAAAATACTCACTTTGAAAATCTCATGCATCTTTCATTTGATTATAGAAAGAATGATGTGGAAATTAAAAAAATTCAAAGAGAGATTAAAAAAGAAAAAGATCCTTTAGAGAAAGAAATGAAACAAATAGAACTGGAAGAAAAGCTCTATGGCAAAGCTAACATGGAATTGGTGGCTAAAGCTAGAATGCGAGAAATTTCAACTTGGTCTAAATTGAAGAAAGAATTTCACGATGGTAGCTTTGATGATAAGGATGTGAATACCCATCAAGCCGAATCATACATGCATCAACTCGAACAGAAAAAATTAACGTTGACTCCAGGTTCTTCACAACCTGAAGTCTTTAATGTCCTGGGTCAATTAGAAACATTAAAACGTGTAAGACAATCGGGAGAATTGAAGTATGATGGTGCCAATCGAAAAAGTATTTCTAAAAAATAAAAATCTCGCAGCTCAACCCTCCAATCAAAGAGAAAGTTCTTTCTATAAAACAGTAAGAGATTCTATTAAAAAAAGAGGAATCATTAATCCTTTACTGTGTATCGAAACTAAAGAATGTGAAGGTCAAAAATACATGTGCTGTATTGGTAATAATCGTTATCTTGCTGCTCTTGAATTAGGGATTAAAGAAGTTCCCATCAAAATTGTTACGAGCCAAGTTCCAAAAGATCTCCTGACCGCAACCAAAGATTATATTCCTACCGAAGCTGAAGGTTATCCCCCACGTCAAAGGGCGTATGAAAGAATGAAAAATGAACTTTGATTTTGTATTCCTAGGACAATCGGTTTTAAGGTATCCAGTGCCTCTTGAAGTTTTTGTAGGACTCAATGAACTTTACGAAACTCAAAAGAAACATTTACCCAATGCCAATAAACAACTCGCAGGAAAAATTCCGGATGAGGTTTCGTTATTTTATTCAGGACCTAATAGTAAGAAGATGCATCAACATAGCTATGTCTCGGAAGATATTTTAAAATGGTTCTATTCTATTTTTGATCATTATTTAAAATGGAATAAAACTCAAGAATATAATATGAATATTAATTCTATCTGGGTGAATGAAATGAAAGCAGGAGATTATAATCCTGTTCACATTCATCAAGGAAGAATTTATACTGGTTTATCTTCAGTGATGATTCTTAAACTTCCCAAAGACATGGGACCTGAAGTAACACGTCCCGATATTCCTATGAATGGACAATTACAAATTTTGGGAAGTGTATCGGGCCAGTTCGTTACTTCGGACTATTCTCCTCATATGAAGATTGGAGATTTTTATGTATTTCCTTATGATGTGCGACATGTGGTGTATCCTTTCACTAATAAAAAAGAAAAAAGAAGAACGCTGGTGTGTAATTGTGATGTTGATTATAACCCTGTAGCTTCAAGGACGGCAAAATAATGGCTATTATAACCGAACCCAAATGGAAATCCTTACTGGCGAATACCGTAGACCCTATTTTCACTCCTCAACAATGTCAGGATATTATTGATATGGGCCATAAACAAAAAGCACAAAAAGCTTTAGTAGGAAATAAAGCCGGCATTAAAGCAGGTGCGTATGATACTAAAAAAAGAATTACAACTATCAGTTGGATTCCTTTTCAAGAGATGCCCGACATGTATAAAATTATTGAAAGAACACTGCTCCAAGTGAATGGTAATCATTTTGGTTATGAGGGTGTGCAAATTAGTGAACCTGCACAATTTACTGAATACCCTAAAGGAGGTTTTTATGATTGGCATATGGATGCTGAAGTCCATGGACAAAATGAAGCTCCTGTTAGAAAAATATCCATGACCATTTTACTTTCTAATCCTTCGGAATTTGAAGGAGGGACCTTAGAATTTATGACCGAGGGGAATGCTCCTCCCGATCTTAAACAGGGACAAGCCATTTTCTTTTGTAGTTTAATTCGTCATCGTGTTGCCAAAGTTAAAAAAGGAATTAGACGTTCTTTGGTGATGTGGTTTGGAGGACCCCCATTTAAATGAACCGTGAGATTTTATTCCCGACTCCCATTTATATGAAAATGGTTAAGGATCCTAAAGAATTAAATAAATATTTATACCCCCTGATTAAAGCTTGGAGTAAAAAAGATAAAACTGAAACAAAAACCAATGCGGGCGGTGGCTGGCACAGTCCCACCGATATGAATTTTAAAAAAGAATATGAACCTTTGACTAGTGAACTTTTTGATATGCAATATGAAATTTTTAAAGATTATGGTATGGAACCCAAACCTGCTTTAGGGAATATGTGGGCCAATATTAACTATCCCGGTGCTTATAATAAGCAACATATTCATCCCAATTCTCAATGGTCGGGGGTTTATTATGTAAAAGTGCCTAAAAATTCAGGAAGACTATTTGTTGAAGATCCAAGACCTGGACCTAATATTATATTACCTAGACGACTAAAAGGAATACCCAGACAACTCTGGCGTGTGGTACTTTATCCTGCTATCGAAGGACAAATGATTATGTTTCCTGGATGGTTATCCCATGGGGTAGAAATCAATGAGTCTAAAGAAAAAGGAGAAAAGGGCTGGAGAGTTTCGGTTTCTTTTAATTTTCTTCAGATCAATGAAGAAGGAAAATTAGGATGAGTTTTAAAACAAAAAAATATCAAGTGATACGTCAAGCTCTGTCTAAAGAGTTAGCAAATTTTATATTTAATTATATGATGCTCCAACGAGATGCTGTGGATTTTATGATGAAAAATAATAAAATTAATCCTATAAATCCTTTCATAGGTAATCGAGTTGATACACAGGTCCCGGGAGCCTATTCTAAATATGCCGATTGGGTTATGGAAACTTTACTCATGTATATGATTCCGATTATGAAAGCTAAAACAGGACTAGAACTTATTCCAACCTATTCTTACACACGCCTTTATGAAAAAGGAAATATTTTAAGACGTCATAAAGATCGACCGAGCTGTGAGATATCTACCACTCTTCATCTTGGAGGAGATGCATGGCCTATCTTTCTGGATCCATCAGGGCAAAACTTTGTCATTGATGAATATAAAAACATTCATAAACCCGGAGCTCCTAAAGGAGTCCGAGTTGATTTAAAAGTAGGAGATATGCTTATTTATTCTGGTTGTGAACTCGAGCATTGGCGAGAGCCTTTGCAAGGCAATATCTGCTCTCAAGTTTTTTTACATTATAATCATGCCAACGGTCCCTATGCAAAGACAAATCTTTTTGATAAACGACCTATCCTAGGTATTCCTAAGTAATGGCTCTTGTTCGTGTGACTCTGGGCGGTAAACGTCTGGGGTATGTCAGGAATAATAAAGCAGGATCTACCACCATCATTAATTATCTCGGCCAGCTTCTTTGGAATGAAAAACCTACGACGTATAGTGGTACTAACATTCAAGATTTTTGTGGGAAGGATTCCTACATCGGACGCGAGAAAGGCTTTGAAGCCTATCATAAAGAACTTAAGGAATGTGAAATAAGAATTGCCGTTTATCGGGATCCAATCGACAAGATCATTAGTGGTTTTTATTATTGTCAAGAGCAGTATCCTCGTCTTAATAATCTAGATCATTTTCTATGGGCCTATGAACATCACTTAAAAAACAATTACATCAGAATTCATTGCAGGACTAATACAGCTATGTTAGGCCCTGATCCACGGATCTATACCCATGTTTGGAATATGAAAGAGATTGATACGAAGCTCTTACCCTTCTTGGAACAACTCGGTGGAAAAAAGATACATAAAACAAGGCTCAGGGAACATGAACCACGGACCATTACTAAAGAACAAGAAGCAAAAGCTAGAGAAGTCATGGCTGTAGACTATAAAAACGGGTGGTGTAAAGAGTTGATCTCTTCAAAAATATAGTATAATTTGTCCTAAACGGATTTTTCTATGCTATATAAGATCAGACTAATACCAGGATTAGATAAACAATCCTCAGATACAGGAGCAGAAGGTAAATGGGTGAACGCAGATTACACTCGTTTTCGTTATGGCTTTCCTGAAAAAATCGGAGGATGGTCTCAACTTGTAAGTTCTAAACTCGTAGGCGCGGGCCGTGATCAACACACATGGGTTGATTTAGCGGGTAACCGATTCGCTGCGATAGGAACTAATAAATGCCTTTATATTTATTATGAAGGTGCCGTCTATGATATCACTCCTTTAGACAGCGGTCGTCAACAAACAAGCGTTACTTTTGATTTTAATTCTACAACCACCGTTACCCTTACAACGTCCACGGCCCACGGAGCAGACGCTGGAGATATTATTTTATTAAGTAGTGTTTCAGGAGTAACCGCTCTGGGCGCAGGATTTACTGATGCAGATTTTGAAGATAAACTCTTTGAAGTAACCGACACTCCAAGTGCTACAACCATGGAAATTACGATGGGTTCTGCGGCAACGGGAACAGCTTCAGGTGGATCTACTACCGTTGATTTTTATTATGTGATTGGAGGAGAAAGATGAGAAAATGGGGCTCTCCTTAATGACTCAGCCGGAACCGGTGGAACCGGAACGGACATTGATTTAGTTTCGACTTCAGGTTTCAGCAGTTCAGGAACCGTGTTAGTAGAAAGTGAGCTTATTACTTATACCGGAATTACAGGTAATACTTTAAATGGCATCACCAGAGGAACTAACGGCACATCAACAGCCTCTCATTCTAGTGGAACGATTACTTACGACGCCACTAACTATGTGGGTTGGGGAAGCGCCAGTACGAATTCAAATATCGTAATT